GGTGCAGTTGACTTGCTGCGTGAAGAAGCTGCGGCTCGCGTGCGCGAGGACATGAACTATCAGTTAACCGAGATAATGGTCGAGTACCGCCCTGAGCACGAGAAGATGTTGTGGTCGCTCCCACTTGCAGGTTCAGCGTTCAAGAAGGTGTACTACGACCCAAGTAAAGGTCGTCAGGTTGCGGTGTTTATCCCCGCCGAGGACATCGTCGTTCCTTACGGAGCCTCCAACCTCGAATCAGCAGAGCGGGTCACGCATGTGATGCGCAAGACTGAGAACGAGATTCTAAAGTTACAAGAAGCTGGGTTTTACAGTGATGTGGACTTGGGCGAGCCGACGCATGAGCTGGACGACATTGAGAAGCAGAAAGCTGAAGAGCAAGGCATGTCAGCTATCAACGACGACCGCTTCCGTATCTTGGAGATGCACGTTGACTTGGACTTGGCTGGGTACGAGCATACAGATAAGAAAGGTAAGGAGACAGGCATAGCACTGCCATACGTAGTGACTATTGAGAAGGGTACACGCAAGGTTTTAGCCATTAGGAGAAATTGGTATGAAGACGACGAACTGCACACCAAGCGACAACACTTTGTCCACTACCAGTACATCCCCGGATTCGGGTTCTACGGATATGGTCTTATCCATCTTATCGGGGGCTACGCCAAGTCCGCCACCATGCTCATTCGACAGTTGGTGGATGCGGGCACTTTATCAAACTTACCCGGTGGCCTCAAGTCCAGAGGACTTCGCATCAAAGGGGACGACACCCCCATCCAGCCCGGAGAGTTTAGAGACGTAGATGTACCCTCAGGAAGCATCCGTGACAACATATTACCACTGCCATACAAGGAGCCAAGTCAGGTTCTGTTTGCCCTGTTCCAGAACATAGTTCAGGAAGGCCGGGCGTTTGCGTCGAGCGGCGATATGAACGTGTCCGACATGAGTACTAACGCGCCAGTAGGTACAACACTAGCTCTGTTGGAGCGGACTCTTAAAGTGATGACGGCTGTCCAAGCTCGCTTGCACTACACCATGAAGCAGGAGTTCCGCTTACTCAAAACTATCATCGCTGACTATACGCCTGAGGAGTATGACTATGAGCCGGAAGATGCAGGCCGTAAGGCCAAGAAATCAGACTATGACAGCACAGATGTTATTCCTGTCAGTGACCCAAATGCAGCTACGATGGCACAGAAGATTGTCCAGTATCAGGCTGTTCTTCAGTTGGCTCAGTCTGCACCACAACTCTATAACTTACCTCTGTTGCATCGTCAGATGATTGAGGTATTGGGTATCAAGAATGCCAATAAGCTTGTTCCCGTGGAAGATGACCAAGTACCTACTGACCCAGTACAGGAGAACCAGAACCTGTTGATTATGAAGCCCGTCAAGGCGTTCATTGAGCAGAACCATGAAGCTCACATTCAGGCGCACATGGCGGCTATTCAGAATCCGAAGATTCAGCAGTTGATGCAGATGAACCCACAAGCTCAGGCAATTCAAGCTGCGGCTATGGCGCACATCAACGAGCACATCGCGTTCGAGTATCGCAAGCAGGTTGAGATGTCTATGGGTATGCCACTACCTGATGAAGAGCAAAACAAACAAGTCCCACCGGGCTTGGCAGACCGCATTGCAATATTGGCAGCGCAAGCAACACAGCAGTTGACTCAGCAAGCGCAACAACAATCCCAACAAGAGCAGGCGCAACAACAGATGCAAGATCCGATTGTTCAGATGCAGATGCAAGAGTTGCAGATCAAGCAGGGCGAGTTGCAGCTTAAACAACAGAAGCAAGCCATCGACGCTGCGGCCAAGGCCGATCAGTTACGTATTGAAGAGTCCCGTATCGCGGCTCAAAAAGAAATCGCGGCTATGCAGGTTGGCGCACAGTCTGCTGCCAAACGAGATCAGTTAAACCGGCAAATGGAAGCCGACGGTATGCGTATGGGCATTGATGCGGCGAAGCATAAAGCGCAGATGGCTGTACAAATGGCGCAACGGGCAGCGCAACGAAATCAGCCTAGCAATAAACCCAAGAAGGAGCGTGATTGAAAGACTACCAAGAATTGGCTCATGTAGCCAAAGAAATCCAAAAGCTGAAACAAGAGCGTGAAGCTTACGTTGCGGCTGGACGGTGTGACACGATTGAAGAGTATCGACGAGTATGCGGAGTTGTCCAAGGTCTGAACTTTGCAGAAAACATCATTGACGACCTTGTGCGAAAAATGGAGAAATCTGATGACTGAATTTGACGTTGCAGCAGTTGACCTGTCTGGTATTTTGAACACTACCGCAGAGCAAAAAGCCAAGCAATTGCCTGACCCCAAAACCTTTCGCTTATTGTGCGTTGTTCCCGAAGCAATGGAGGAATACCAAGACAGCGAAGTAGGCTTGATTAAGGATTCGAAAACCATGCACTATGAAGAGGTACTGACCCCAGTACTGTTTGTAGTCAAGCTTGGCCCCGATGCCTATAAAGACACAACCCGGTTCCCCAATGGGCCGTCGTGCAAGGAAGGTGATTTCATCATCGTCCGCCCCAATTCAGGCACCCGCCTGAAGATTCATGGTCGTGAATTCCGCATCATCAACGATGATTCGGTTGAAGCGGTTGTGGAAGATCCGCGCGGAATTAGCCGTGCTGCATAAGGAGTAACACATGCCATTACCCAAGTTTGAAGAAACTTACGAGTTTCCTGATGAAAAAGCAGAGAAAGCTGCTGCTGAAGAGAAGTTTGAGATAGAAATTGAGGACGATACGCCTGCGCAGGATCGTGGTCGCAAGCCCATGAAAGAGCCGGTCGAAGATCCAACCGACGAGGAGTTATCCACCTACGACGAGAAGGTTCAGGCCCGTATTAAGAAGTTCACCCGTGGTTACCACGATGAGCGCCGTGCCAAAGAAGAAGCCCTGCGCGAACGCGAGGCGGCTGAAAACTTTGCCAAGCAAGTCTACGAAGAGAACAAAAAGCTTCAACAACAGCTTTCTAGCGGGAGCAAGGTATTTATTGAGCAGTCCCAATCTTCTGCCCAGTTAGAACTTGACTCTGCCAAGAAACGATACAAGGAAGCCTACGAGTCTGGAGATATAGACGCTATCACTGACGCCCAAGCAGAAATTGCTAAAGCTACTCTTAGGATGGACAAAGCTTCTGGGTTAAGGCCTATTGAGGTCGAAGAGCGCGAGTATCAACCCGCACAGCCTGACCAACCTAAATTGACGCCCCGCACTAAAAAGTGGGTGGAGCGCAACAGTGATTGGTGGGGTAAGGATGACGAAATGACAATGACCGCTATGGGTATTGACAGGAAGTTACAAAAAGAGTATGGTGCGGACTATGTAGGTACTGAAGAGTACTTCCAAACCATCGACAAAACGATGCGCAAACGATTTCCTGAGCACTTTGAGAGTGACCAGAGCTATGAGGATGACGAACCGCCTCCTAATAAAAGAACGTCAGAACCGGTTGACGAGGATGATCCCCCGCACCGTGCAACAAGATCAGCTTCGCCAGTAGCTCCGGCTACCCGAAGTACTCCGCCTAACCGTATACGGCTGAAGGCATCCGAAGCTGCGACTGCGCGTCGCCTTGGGGTTCCTCTGGAGTTATACGCTAAACAGGTTGCTTTACTTAGAAAAGGTACTTAATCATGTCTGAAACCAAACAAAACCGCATGGTGCGAGAGTTAGAGTCCCGGGATACCACATACAGACCATCGTATTGGAAAGCCCCTGAAGTCTTACCTATGCCCGATGAACGACCCGGTTGGAAACATAGATATGTCCGATTGAGTACTAACGGTGTTGCTGACCCTAGCAATATCTCTTCTAAGTTACGTGAAGGATACGAACCCTGCAAAGCAGATGAATATCCCGAGCTGATGATGCACGCTGCCATCGAAGGTCGCTTTAAGGGCGGCATTGAGATTGGTGGGCTGTTGCTCTGTCGTATCCCGGCTGAGTTCATGGAACAACGCGCAAAGCATTTTGCAAACTTGAACCAGTCTCAAATGGAGTCGGTGGACAACAATTTCCTTCGTGAGAGTAATCCTAAGATGCCTCTTTTCTCTGAGAAGAAATCTAATGTTACTTTCGGTACTGGTACTTAAAATTTAGGAGTCCTTAAAATGGCTTTTCCAACGGTAGACAAGCCCTATGGCTTAAAACCGATCAATCTGTACGGTGGTACACCTTTCGCAGGTGCAACTCGCCAGTACCGTATTGCTTCGGCATACAACACCTCCATTTTTAATGGTGATGTTGTCGAGATGATTGACAATGGCACGATTATCAAATCCGCCATTACAACCGCTCGCGCAACTGTGACAACCTCGCAAGTTATTGGCATTTTCATGGGCTGTTCTTACGTTAACGCGCAAGGCCAGACCATTTTTGCCCAATACTTCCCTGCAAACACCGCAGCCCCGACAGGTACAGTTATTACCGCTTACGTGGTTAATGACCCAAATACCTTGTTTAAAGCTGTGATCGCCACTGGCGCTACTCCCAACGATGCCACTTCTGGTTTGCTGCCTTCCTCTACTACCGAGTACACCGTCATTGGTACAAACGTAGCATTGGTGCAGAACTCTGGTTTGACAGCCACCGGCAATAGCCGCGTAGCCGTTGCATCATCTGCAACCACAGGAACACTGCCCTTGAACGTCGTTGACGTTGTGCCTGAGACATCTTATGTCAACGGTTCTGGCAACGTGGTGTTCCCCGAGCTCATCGTTCGTTGGAACTTTGAGATTCATACAACCACCATCGCCTCTGGCGTTTAATAAAGGGGCTAAATCATGGCTATTTCACGCGCACAGCTACTGAAAGAGTTGCTCCCCGGATTGAACGCTTTGTTCGGTATGGAGTACGCACGTTACGGCGAAGAACACAAAGAGATCTACGAATCTGAGACCTCTGAGCGTTCATTCGAGGAAGAAACCAAGTTGTCTGGCTTCTCAGCCGCACCTGTCAAAAACGAAGGTTCTGCCATCGCTTACGACAATGCGCAAGAAGCATGGTCAACACGCTATACACACGAAACCATTGCCTTGGGTTTCTCAATCACTGAAGAAGCGATTGAAGATAACTTGTACGACAGCTTGTCTGGTCGTTACACCAAGTCTTTGGCCCGTG